ATAACAAAGTCCTGACCTTTACACACAACAAACTCAAGAAACTCTGAATTGATAAACAATCCACTTGAATATGTATATGTATATGCAGCAGGGTTGGTATTTGCTGTACCTGTATAAACATCAGGCACATATTCATCCCACAATAATGTGGCACCAAGATACTTGGCTCCACCAAAACCAAGGTCTGCTGCTTTATCATTCTGCATCATGATCTGCCCTTTGGCTCGTGCAGCACCAAGATACGTTTCATAGTAATACTGGTCGCAGAGAATTGCATCGGGAGCTTTTCTCTTGCCATTTTTTGAACCGTATCTTGAGCAAAGGTTATACATAGTGACGACCTCTTTGACGAAACCTTCATATGTAGTTGCAGAAGATTGTTTGTACTGGTTTCTCCACCAAGAGTATGTATTCTGGTTGATACCACCAATCGTGGTAGATGTAGTAGGGTCAGACTTAATCAATAGATTGATAGGTGTAAGATCAGCACCACCATTTCCATTGGTAAGTGCACCAACAATCATGGCCTCAATAATTTCAGAGAATGACATCTCTGTATTATTGGCCAGCTTGGTAAGCAAGTCCAAAATCTTATTCTTACCCTGGTTCATTGCAAGTTCTTTATTGGAAATAGATGTTGAACCTGCGACCTCCTTCCATGTGTAGTAAGCTGCCGTGAAAACTTCCTGAGGAGTGGTATCAATAACATCATATCCACTTTGCATGGATTTGATGGTAGTATTTTTACCATATTCCAGAGGAATAACAATCCTTTCACCGCCATCTTCCACACGCTTTCTCTCATTGGCATGAATCCAATAAAAGAACGGACATGCATTGAATATGTTGTCATACAACTGTGACCTATAATTCATCCATGTGGTTGATAAAAGGTCATCAAAGTTGTAAGTTAATGAATTAACTGCCATAATAGAATCCTCCGATTAACTTGTTATTCTCCACCTAACTGTTCCTGTGCCCGATTCCATGCCTCCTCCATCGTTTTAGCAGGTCTCTGGTCAACAGTTGAATCAGATTTCTTTCTACCACGAAACTCAACGATATTATTCTCATTGGGCCTCGGTCTGCCTTGGGGTATGTCTCTGATTCCGAGTTCTGACTTTGCTATTTTCAGTAATCTCGGCAAATCATTATAGACGCCTGAACCCATAGCTTTAGAAATCTCATCCATTTTACCTATTACTTTGGGAGATAGTTTATTTTCTTTGATGAAAGTGACAGCCTTTTCTTGAAAAGACGATCTCTTATCATCTACCCTTGCTTTTTCAATGCCCTCTAACTTATCAATTGCCAAATCAAGTGCTGACGCTACTTGCTTGAAATAGGGAGCATAAAAATCATTATCTTCAAATTTCAATGACTCTGCTAATTTCTTCCTACCTGCTGGTGTTTGGTCATCAGCAGGTGGTTTCTTTAAATCTTGTAATTGAGCAACAATATTTTTAAGAGCTTCAACAGTTGTTTGTCGCTCCTCATCACTTTTATCATTGTTACGACTTTTAATATTGTCTTCCAGTTCCTTGAACAAATCTTGCTGTTCTTGAGGCAAAGATTTAATATCAAGTTTTTTCAGAATTGTTGTTATGGGATTTTCATCACCACCTTCATCATCTTGAATTTCATCATCGTGTAAGGTATCGTCATCTTCCAAAATTCTAACATAACTCTGTCCATCGTCTGTAACACCTTCATGAATGTCTTTGGGCGGCATAATCTTTTCCTTTCTTATTTGGCTGCTACGCCATTTTGTTTGTCATAAGACCTTAAAGCACCAAGCCCTAACATACCAATTAATAATGTCATCAATTCCCCTATATCAAGAGCTGGCATGCCAGGTGCTCCTTTAAAGGCCATTTGCATAATATATACAAAAAGTGGCATAAATATATAATTATATGCCAAAGCAACTCCACATATCCATCCCACAAAAGGTCGCCATCCTGATACGAAGGTACTTGGATTTTCAGCTTCTACCGCATTTGTTTCAATTTGTTTAATTGCAAGATTAAAATCGTTTTGTAACTCAGTCAATTGTCCTGCTTGCTGTTGTGTAAGCAAATCAAACTTTGCCTTATCAGCAGCAGTTTTATCTGGAAAAATCTTGTCAATTATTTTTGAACCAAAATCAAATATCGAACCTAATCCTGTTATATCAAATCCCATATCATGCTCCTTTCATACATCCGCAAATACATGAATACGTTTAAGTCCTGCAGGAAGCACCATAGCATCCATATGAACCCATGCCACACCCGATTCAAGCCGTGTTATGTTTAACAACAAGGGATTATCCTTATCTGCTAAAATACGTTTTCTTGCATCATCAGCATTCATGTCCTTTACATGGACATCGAAGGCATTTCCCAATTTATGTTGGCTGTGTTTTGCACCGATAGGACAATCTTCTGGGCGAAATCCTGAAAACTGTCTCGTTGCATAACCACCAGTAGCACCATACCAATTATTCACTGAGCAAGGAACACCGATAAACTCTCTGAAATTATCTAACATTATAAGAGCATCCGGTTTAAATAACTCCCACGCCTTATCACCAATAGTTCTCCATGTTTTCTCATCTACCAACTCATAAATCTGAAAGTATTTCATCATCCACCTATCTTTCTGACTCTCTCTTCAAGTTTTTCCATTCGCTTATCACAAGACTCAAATGGAACCATATCCCTTGCATCATCAGCAATCTTTTTGGTCATATCTTTAATTTCATTGAAGTTCTTGTGAACTTCCGCTTGCCATTCAGTAAGAGATATCTCTTTAGTATCTTCAATTTGCTTCAATAATTTTTTAACTTCTGTTTCGTGCTCATCACGTTGTTTGGCCTTCCTGTTTGAATGTTGAATAATAAATGCTGTAGATAAACTAATTACAATAGGAATGATTAATGTGTTTAAATTTGTTATTGATAAGAATTCCATTAGAACTCCCTTTGAGACAATATCTCAACCTGTGAAATTTTACCAGTTCTTGATGCATCCGGTGTATCATTATATCTATTTATAGCATCCTTAACCTCTTGTCTATTATTTGCATGAAGAATCTTCTCATTGCCAGTTTTCCTATCTGTAATAGTCACATTCAAATTTTGTTCAACAAATGCACGGGCTTCGTGCACCGAAAGAATCTTCTTCATGGTTCTACCGCATTCACACTTTTGCCTCTTATTCCAATCACGAACAGGGGCATACATACCCAATATTATTTTACACCTTTTGCATTCGTATTCGTAGATGGGCATTACTTGCCACCTCCCATCATCAGTTGTTTTGCGGGTTGCTTACCCTTTCCCTTGGGTTGTCCCTTGGGTTGCCCTTGTGGATCAAGATGCAACTTTCCACCACGCATCTTAGCAACTTGCAACATCATTTCCATCTGCTTTTGTTTTTGTATTTGTTCTCCAACAACCTTTTGTGTTTCTGGAGGATTAATTAATTCAATATCCTCAAGTGCAGGGAACATAGTTGTCATAGCTTCAAGTATGCCATCCATATTAACTTTCACTTTAATCATTTCTGGTGGGAACATAGTCAATACTTGCATAAATTGTACAAACTCTTGTCTCTCAGATTCTGGTAGTTTAGGAGTCATACTACCAACTTCTGTTTTTACATTGAATTGTCCTTCAATATTATCTTTATCAAGATTTGCCCAATTCTGTGCATTCTCAACACCACCAATTGGAACTGACTCTTGCGGAGTCAAATTGGCTTGCATGCTTTGAAGCAACTTATCGCCAACCTGAGACATCATATCTTCAACCAATGAACGCCTATCTTCTTTTCTCAAATCAGAAGAACCATACACTTTATTGGCTTCAAACGCTGTTTTTCTTCTTTCAATAACTCCACGGTCTGCTTCATTAGTAACAGAAACTTTGTCAAAGTTTTGTCTCGAACCTTCCAACCCCATCAACACAGCTTGGTTAATCTGCGAATCGGTTAGCGGTTCAATAACTTTTGACAACGGCATATCTTTAACTTTGAAAAAAGAACCATCTTCACCAGATTCAACAATTCTCATCTGGTCTTCATCAATCATTCCTTCAACATAACCATACTTACGATTGAATCTTTTGGCATGCGTAAGTACCATAGCAGTTGCTTTGTTGTATTCATCCTGTGGAGAAATTTGTACCCTTATATCTGACAAGGGATACACTTCATCTGGAATATCATTGAACTGCAGGAAAACATATGGGTCGCTTTCCACACCTTCGGGGGTCTCAACGTTGCGTAACCAATCGTCATGTCCTTCGGCAATGACCTTCAACTTGTCATGCTCAATATCCCAAATTTCATACAGGGTAACTCGTTTCAAGTCCTCCTGCAGTTCACGATAGTCAGACTTAGCCATTTCATTTTCAGATAAATCCAACCCCCTCTTGGCCATATAAGAGGGTTTCAAATTCTTTGTATTCTTGTATTTCTTATCGTTCTTCACATCCTCCAAGGGGAGAGAGATTTCTTCAATGATATAGCGACCATCTTCAAAATAGTTTTGACATTCAGTATCAAATATGAATGAAGCAGGTGAAACCCTGCGAGCAACAAACTTCTCATTCAACATAATATCTTCATCTTCATCAACTATGACATTACCTTTATCATCAATATCATATATTGGTTCTTGATCTTCATATCCCAATACTTTAGGTTTGCCATAGTTCTCATTAATAACCATATTGGGAACGTACCCAACCTTCATAGCACCAAAAATAAATATGGCATCAAGAATAACAAGCCTGGCTTGTTTCTTCAATGTTATTCTAAGATTCTCATTAGCATAATAGTTAAGAAACAAACTAGCTGTCTTGGCATTTTCAATGATCTTCTTCTTATCTTGCTTATGTCCAGTCTTTGGTGTTACATACCACTTAGGATTCTGGAAGTACAAGAATGGTAGTTGTGACTTGATGCTTGCAAATATAAGATTAGTAACTGGTTTCTCTTTGTAACCAGTTGAATCACTCCATTGATCAGACTTGTAATACTTGATATACTTTTTGGCTTCCTTGATTTTCCGCTTGCGTAGTTTCTTACCACGTTCAATACGGTCACGCCAAACTTTAATCTCTTGCAAGTCTTTTTCTTTTTGAGTTTCCTTAACCATTAGTAAGTCCTTGCGTCAACAACACCACCAGTTGATTCACTCATATTGGGGCCGAGTGCACGTTTCAATCTTCGCTTCCACAAATGAACTGAGTTCCTGTCATAATCCTGAATGCTGACAACCTTACTAGATGGTTTGATAATTTCGAACAACATCTGCTCAGCATCAATTATGTCGTCATGACTTGCTTTGGGAAACCTTGTAAGTTGTTCTTCAAGTTCAGTTCCAAGTAACTTTTGGTTATGCCAAACGTAACCACCCTCATACCACGGCTGCATTTGTTTAATGGTGTATTCTTTATTTAGCCCAGTATTCTTTCCCAATTCCTCAAGAGACATATAGAACTTCTCATCACGTTGCTTCTTCTTGAGAAATGATTTCAACATCTTCTCAACCATTGCCTTCTGTGCAGCATACCTTAAACATTTCCATCTGGTATAGTATTCCTTCATAACATCAAGAAATGCTGCAGGGTCTATTTGTTTAAACCACACATCAAGAATATATACATTCTCTTTATAATCCTGGCAACCAATAACTATGGTAGAGTAGTCATTCTTCCCTTCCTCAGTAGCACCGTCAACAGCCATATAGGTATTGCCTACTGGAATTTCAACATCATCGTCACGAACAATTGTATTCTTGGCAGGATTGTATTTGAAGTATTTGAAATAACTTGCTTTGAATACTGCGTTTTCTTGTGGTACAGGGTCTTGCTGATATAAACAGGAGAATAAATATGAACCCATCTTCTTACCCTGTTTAATCTTCATGAGTTCATCAATGGGGTATCTCTCTGGCCAGGTGGGTATCTTCTCACCACTAGCATCAGTTGTATAAGATGCTATCTTAATGAGCTCAACATCCTCATCCTTTTCTAAATCCCCATATAAATCATAATCATCCCACCGTGTTCCAATAATATCAATGGGTGTATGGGGGTCATTTCTCAATGGGAATATGGCACGGTAGAATTGTTTGACCTTATCCATTTGATCACGAGTAGTGGAGTTCTCTCTTGTCACTAAGTCATCAATAATAATATGATCGAAATGTCTAGAAGTAAGTGTGCTATCCGCACCGAATGCTTCAAACGTTCCTTCCAACACTGGTCTGCCACCACGATTGGGAACATGTATCTCTGTCTGAGTCCATATCGTGTCTGGAGATTGAGGTTTCTTTGGACAGTATTTTTCAAAGTACATCCTGAATCTTTCATTAACTAAGTAAGGATGGCCAATCGCAGTAACCATATCCTTGGCATTGGCAAGAACAGATGAGATTACTGCGATTCTTATTGAAGGGGTATTAATTTGTAAAGATATTGCATGTGTAAGCGTGAGTATAGTGGTCTTGAAGAAACCACGTGGTAGAAGCCATAATCGTATGTCCTTCTTCCGTGGTTCACTCAATCTTTTGCAGACAAATTTATAATGAAACTCCGCTGTGAGGTCTTTAAACTCAAGCAAATCTTTAGCGAGATAATAAATATTTGCTTTATATTTCTCACGAGCTTCGACCAATTCATCGTTCACTAAATTATTGCCTCAAAGAATAGAACACTTCCACCAGTTCCTGATGCTGTAAATGAATATTGAGTATCACCGCCCCTAATTGGGCCGAACAAAGACAAAGGTTGCTTGGTTACAATAGTCATGAGAGTTACACCCTTTGAATTTCTAACAGTAATCGTAGCAGCGTTTGTACCGTCTGCTATACACAGCAATCCAAACATTCCATTACTTGGACAATCACCCGCACTTGGCCTATAACTTACTACTTCCATACCACCACCTCCCTGCAAGTTACTTCCTTCTGTTTGGGAAACACTTGCTCTATATCAATTATTTCTTCTTCAAGTTTGTCAAGATTCTTACGAGACTCCCTCAACATCTCAATCTTCCTCTCTGTCATAAGAACTTCGACAAATCGTTGCTTCTCTGCCTGCTCATCAATCAAAGCACCATGCATCCCCATGGCCTTTCGCTTTATCCAATTCTCCTTGCTGTCAAGACCACTCTTAACAGTACCGATAATCATATGCATGGCGGTGATAAACTTCTCACCACATTCTTCTCGCAACCTATTCCTATCAACAATACTGGCATACCGCAAGCCAACATCAGCAAACTTAATAACCTCCCCCAAGTCTTTCTTGGCAAGTTCTGGAATAAGTCTATCGTACACATCCTCAACTTTCAACCCTGCCAGTTTCGCCAAAGAGGATATAGGTTGCGATAGAATCGCCCTATCCTTATTATATTGGTCTGTTAAACTTAGTGCTAGTGTCTCCATTAATAGAACCAAGTCTCCAGTTGTCCTGTATATTTTAAGCTGACCTTCTTCTCAAAATCGAACCTGACCGAATAAACCTTGTGACACTTCTCACAGTAGCATATCTGTGAGTTGCCAACAGGAATCTCCCCATATAGGGGAAACTTCCCATCCTTTTTCCAACATTCAGGACAGCAAATTATGGTCTCATCCAAGATCAATACGCCCTGTCATAATAACATCAGCATCTGTTTTAGGTGTAGCTGTTGCAGCACCATCTATATAACCAATATTATAAGCTGCTACAATACACATAGGACAATACTTAGCAACTACTGTATTGGATGCATCTGCATACTGGGCTGTGATGGTAAGTTCTTTCCCACAACTACAACATATTCGTTGAGCCATGATTAACCCCCGATACCAAGAGACTTGCCTTCATTGCGAACTTCAATGGAAGTACCCTCTTTAACACCCTCATCATACTGGCACTTGCATGGATATACCCTGATGACACTCTCCGCATCATTGGATATACTTGCTACTTCAACGAAGTTCCCACAAACCGCACACCTAATTACTAATGCCATAATATCACCTACCTATTTTAAACTTCCAAAGTGGAAATTATTGCCAACACCAAGTTGTCCGCCTAAGAAAACAAGGAGGAAGATCAGGAGGATGGCACCGACTATCCACATTACTGGTTGAGGTAATGCGAACTTAGCACACACCCACCACAGTCCATAGCCGATAATACCAAAGATAATAACATAAATCAAAAGCTGAATCAATGAGTTCATAATTTCTCCTTCTTGATTTTCCTCAATTTAGTTTGTTTAAAGTAATCTACTTGTTTCTCCCTGTGGTTCACCGCATTGGAACTTGGCTTGGTTTTACCAAACCATTTCAAAACCTTATTGGGACTACCCTTACTCATGAGTGCCCACCTATTATTGACTTTCTTTAACATTAGCTAAAGTTTGTTTTCGGCAATTTTCTTTTCAGTTTATCTATCTCATCATTCAAATCTTTTCTAATTTCCGATGAGTTGTTCAACAGAATGAAGAACCAGATAATGCTGGCTATTCCCACTCCACCTAAGAAGTAATATAGATTCGTCATTGTTATTCGTCCTTTGGCACTTGAAATGTAACTCGTTGTCCCTTTTCATTAACATAACTATCGTGAGTGGGATCCACTTCTTCGAAGATACGATTCTCTCCGTGCTTCTTGTAAATGGCTTTCTTCTCATCACTCACTGTATCTGGCCGTTTACCTGTATTCCTGTTGGTTTCATTAAATAAATGTAAAACATCTACATCATTTATGTTGTCGAATGTTAAAAGTTCTTTCACCTTATTGAGAGTAGTTCCATAAGCGCCATATACTTCACCAGCTGCTTGTCGTAGTACACTTCTATCTGCCATATAGTAATTCCTTATAAGAGAGTATAACTTACACTACGTGTTTTTGTCAAGGAAAAAGGTAGGGGTGGGAATAAATATATTTAGATTTAAAAATTGTTGCCACGTGAAGAGGAGGGTTTGTCCGTTGTGAGGGGGGTAGGGGGGCGTGGTAGGGGGTGTACCCCTTAGCATCATGATGATACGGCCTCATCATCAAAAGTAAAACGTCTACCGTTTAAAACCCTCTAGGCATAGGCATCTAGACGATATAATAATTTAAAATAAAGCTTGCTTTTTTTCTACCCTTAGTATATACTCTACTTAAATCAAGAAAGGTTACTTACCTGACCTGCAATAAAGCAAATGACACGGGGTAAGCCACACATTATATTATTGAAAGGGGTATTACAATGGATCAAGTTACGATTATGGTGGGCGACAAAGCAATGACGATGGACGAAATAAACATTATGTTAGCAAGTGCAAAGTCATTGAATGCTCAAGTCAAAGCGGTCAAGAAGGATGCCAAAGCAAAGGGTATCAAGTTAACTGAAGACAAAGAACCTAAAGTCAAGAGTGCGGAATATGTTTTGCTGGTGGCCAATTTTCTGCCCACTCTTGAAGCAAATGCAGAGACTATCAGCAAGCTCTTTGCAAATAGTAGATCAGATGCAAATGATGTTACGAGTGGTCAGGATTCCATCAGCTTCAATGTTACTGATGAATATCAGGTGATCATCAGATCATCCAGCGTGACCAAAGCCAAAAAGGCCAAACGTGATGCAGAGGCCAAAGCATTGAAAGCAAATACGACCACAGAAGCACCGAAAACTGAATAATTTCTTGTAGTTGACTTAAAGGGTAATGAGAAATTAATCTCATTACCCTTTTTTTTTACTCTATATCCGCTTTTACTTTACCTCATTTTTACCTTCTCATCCCTGTGAATTTATACACGGATTTATACCCCTAACTATCGACCTAACTATACGATATTACTATTATATATACGATAGTGTATAAATGCACGCACAACAAGATTTTAATTCTTATTTACTTAGGAAATAGAAAGAAGAAAAAAAAAAAAAGAAATCCTCCCCAGACCTATAAAAAGGTATAACAATAAGGTTTATATAGTGTTATATAAATTGTCACATTAAACTTTTTAGGGGGTCTAAGAATCTAGGGGGGGGTCGGTTATTTTCCGAAAGTCAAATTGTGCGTGCGTTTATACAACAATGACTTTCGCTTAATAATATCAGCTACTTAGGCAATAGTTACCCCTATCCGAGCGTGTATAAATTCACAGAAAAAAGACGTGATGCTCTTTTGTTAAAATAAACTTAATAATATTAGCTACTTAGACCTACCCTTTTATACTATACCCCTATAAACGACCTAAGTCCGCGATATTACTTAGGAATATACTTTAAAATAAACCTTGCTTTTTTATTTAAAAGGGTATATACTCTTTTTTGATGATAGATATTAAATAGTTAAGTTCAGGTAACACAGTCAATTAGTTTCATTTCATTATTGCCAGTCAAGCACTGGAGAAGGGAGTCAAGACAATGGACGTTGTTATTAATGTTTACTGGTTTGGATGCATAGTGTTCTTCTCATGCATAGGTGTTATAACAATTGTCAGTTACTTTGCTAACAAACTATTCAAGGATTTGAAAGGGGGTCAACTATGAGTGATCAATGTACATGTGGTTCAAGGGTATGCTCAGTGTGTGGCTTGCCAAAGGCAAATGATACATCACGTCATCATCATCCATGGACTGAGTTTGAGGATGATTTACTTGCTAACAGATTCCAAGATTTTATTCGAGATACATATGTAAAACATGGCCGTACACCGTTTGCTATCAGGAGCAGGATATATATCCTGTTGAAAAAACAAATAAAACTATATCAAAATGGGAGGAGTTAATTATGAATGAAGAATTTGGAGCAATTGTAGAGGAATTGGTTGATGAGAAGTTTGAGGAAGCGGATGAAATGAACTTTAGTATTTCGGATTTTGAGGATGTGGCTGAAGCTCTCAATGGGCAGGGCAAGATCAAGTGGGATGTTCTTACTCAGGATGATACAGTGAGAGCCATACACGACAAGGATGATGTGTCCATAATCTTCTATGTTAATGACTTTGGTTCCATAAGGGACTACGATGAGCTTGTCGAATTTATTTGCGATATTGAAGAAATGTGGCAGAAGAAGATTAAGGGGTCAGTGTATGAATGACATAGCCAAGATTGATCCTGCCGACCTTGTACGGTTGACAGAGTTACAGAGTCAAATCAGCTCAATACGTGAGCAGTTAAAACCACGGTATGAGGCTATCCAGAAGGAAGTGCAGGACATGAAACTGCAGGATGATGTTTTATTCCTGATGAATTTTGAAGACAAGACTACATTCAAGACATCAGTTGAATGGAACGATCAGAAGATTAATGTTACATTTGCTATTGCCAAGGTACAATGATTGTCCATATACGGGAGCAAGCGGTTCCCGTATATGATACAGCAATTGTGCTGTCATAAACAGAAGGGAGTCAGGTATGGAAGTAGAATTTAACGGTTGTAAGATGCAAGTGGAGACACATTTCTTTCATGACCCACGAGCTTTACAGAATGGTGACAGAAGGAATTGTCTAATGGAAATGATGGAGTATGTCGAATGGTACAAGGGCATCAAAGAACCATCATTTAATCTCAAGGAACTTTACTTTGACGCAATCGCCAAGCTCGATCAAGATGTGCGGGAACGGATGAACAGATTGCATAATATGGCCAATGCTTACCAGAAAGAAATTTGGGGTATGCAGACAGAGGCCATTCAACGGTTACAAATGCAGATCAAAGCGGATTTTCTTAACAAGATGATGAAGTTTGGTATGACCAAGGAATTGAAAGATGAATTGAGAGTGATCACCAAGATGGAGAAGTCAAGTTGCTATGGTATTAGAGGATTGAAAGCATACAAGCGAGAATGTTCTATGTGTGGACATCAATCTTGTAAGAATGCGGAAGCAAGAGAGGAAAGTGAATAATATGCGTCACTTCTCCTATAATCCAAATGAAAAGTATATCATTTGTTCATATGATGAGAACGAATACTTTACACCAAAACTTAAAGGTGGATTATGGAAGGCAAAAGAGCAACGATATGAGTTCCCGTTGAACAAGCAGAACATTGAATTGATGTTCCTTCACCACAAGTCAGAGAAGGATGACTGGAAAGTAATACTTCAAGAGGCGATGGTGAAATACCTTGAACAGCAGAACAAAAATATCGTTGCTCTTCAATTCCTCCATAAATTGAAGAATGAGACTATAAAAACATTTCCAATCCTTTATGAAAAAGACAAAGATGTACCTCCATTCAGTAACCAACACATAGCACAATATTGGGGTAAATCATTATCCGACCATGCTATGTTATGGGAAATGGGGACTGGCAAAACCCGTTCGGCCATTGAAATTTATGAGATTAAGAAGAAGCAGCGAAAGGTTAATCATGCTTTGGTGATATGCCCCCTTTCAATGGTGAACAAGTGGTGCGATCAGATTGGACAATGGTCATCGGGAATTGCCTACCCCATTCGTGGTACCAAAGAAGAAAAGGCAGAGATTTTGCAGGATGATTGGGAATGGTTGGTAACTACATATGAAACCTTTGCAAGATATAAAGATGATGTTCTTGCTATTGTTAATGAGAAATGGTTTGTTATATTGGACGAAACTACAAAGATTAAAAATCCAAGAGCAAATAGGTCAAAAGCTGCTCATGAACTTGGATTAAAGACAACACATAAGGTTATACTCACAGGCACTCCAGTAACACAAAATGCTTATGATGTGTTTAGTCAGTTTTTGTTTCTGGATTGTGGCCAGACCTTTGGCATTAACTATGATGCTTTTGTTGATAGGTATTTCTGGAAGTCTGGTTTTAAACTGATAGCAATGCGTGGAGCTTTGGAGCAAATCAGAGACAAGATGTTTAACAAGTCAACCAGATTCATGAAGAAGGATTGTATAGACATTCCAGAGAAGGTATATGATAACAGATTGCTTGAATTACCTCCATACAATAAAGAAAAGTATAATGAAATGGTCAAATACGCAATCACGATGATTGAGAATAGTGCTCATATTACTGCTCCAATCATTCTTACGCAGTTACTACGATTGAGCCAGATAACAAGTGGGTTTGTGAAGGATGTTGATAACAAAGAGACAGAGTTTGAGCATAATCCCAAGATTGATGCTTTGGAGGAAATACTGGAAGATAGTAATGGACAGAAGGTAATCATATGGGCAAGATTCCAGTATGATGTTGAAATGATACAAAAACTGTGTACCAAAATGGGTATAAGGGCGGTGGAAATCTATGGAAAAACAAGTGAACAACAACGTTACCTTAATGTTAAAGCTTTCCAAGAACAGCCTGACGTTAAAGTTATTATTGGCACTGCTGGAACAGGGGGGCATGGGATTGACCTTACCGCTGCAAATGTTGTCATCTATTACAGTAACTCCTACAGCTTGGAACAACGTTTACAATCTGAAGATAGGGCACACAGGGCTGGTCAAGTCAACCAAGTTACATACATTGACTTGCTCTGTAAAGATACCATAGATGTGGCAATATACAAAATCTTGAGAAGCAAGAAAAGTATTGCTGATGTCGTAACCAAGGACAACCTGAGAGGATTATTGGGATAAACTATGTACAAACCTTCATTACATAAGACATTCAGACAATTGACTGCAGAAGCTAACCTTGAAAAGTTGAGAGGCAGTACTGTGCAGCAATTGCTCGACAAAGATCAATTGGTAATCTTTGATATAGAAGATGTTGTGAAACTTAATAAAGCATTATCCACCATTACAAGGGTGCTTGATAAATATGACGACATTATCAGTGAGGTATAAGACTCTTGGTCTAAAATGCCTCACGGGTGGGTGTGGGTTGGCTGACTCCCTTCCCTGCACCCACCTTACTTTCAACGAACTCGCAGGGGAGTGGATGAAAAGGAAGGTAACCCCACAGGAAGGAGGGGAGTGATGATGATATTTACTTTTGGTTTTCTTTTCGGAGTTGCTTGCACCATGTTTTTACAGTGGTTAGCAAAAGACATAAATAAATATGGTTGAGGTAGGCAAAGGGCATCGGCTGGGCCTGTAACTTTGCAACACCGAGTAAGTCCTGCCTATCTCAACCAACCCCATAACATTTCCCTCGCAGGGGAGTGGATAGGAGGGTGAGTGATGGATAGATATGATTTAGTTGATTATTGCGGTAGTGCGAATTTAGTAGAGAAGAAAAGTGGTGATTACGTCCTCTACTCCGACCACCTTGCCGAGATTGAGAAATGGATAAAGATAGCCGGGGAGAATCAGAAGTCAGCGAATCAATCATCCGCACGCATTCAGGAACTGACGGAGGCGTTGGAAGAGATAGTTAAAGATGCTGATAACAGACCCGGACATGAAAAATGGGAATATTACTGCAAACGCTTGTATGACATTTTACACATCGCCAAGGAAGCGGTGAAAATAAGAAAGGAGGTGGTAAACGTGGGTCTCAATCAAACTGAGAAAGACCGTATGGCAGTGCTGAAAGCTATTGAAGTTAAGAATGCACCCGCTATTACGGCAGCCGAGAAGGCTGAACTGAATGCGCTGAATGTTAAGGCCGCTCAGTAGTGATCAGGGGGGGGCAAACGTGTCTCCTCCCCACACACTGAAAGAGGAAAAATAATGATAGAAATTAAAAATTCACATTTCATTTGTAATCAAATGACTCCTATCGACATTCAATATGCCTTTGGATTGGAACGTAAGGCAATCAAAACTTACATCTATGAAAAACTAATAGCCAATGGATATGTTACAAAGAAATCAGACCGATGGTTCAAACCAACCGAAAAATTGCTTAATCTGGCATTCTTGCCTACTAAATATATTATGAATGAAAGCCAAAGAAGGTATTTACAAGTTCAAACAGCATGCACCAAAGAGGATATTATCAATCTCTTTGATGGTAACGTCCAAATTTTTAAAGAGCTTATAAAGATAGGATATTTTAAATTCGATTCCGATAGACGATATAGGAAATCCGAGCCTTTTGAGGAAATGTTGGCCGAAGGTGAGGATACATTCTATTTTAGAAAGGATGAGGAATGAAAATCTCATTACTAACGGATGCACCAGATCATAACCTTGCTTTGATGAAACTGTCGGCATACCACAAGAAACGTGGTGATGAAGTGATGTTAAACCAACCATTATGGAAGGCGGATAAAACATATGCAAGTATCTTATATGCGTGGAACAAATCCACCTACGTGGCAGATGTCTATGGAGGCATTCAATTCCCTAACGAAATTTTGCCACGAGAGGTCGAATATCTTAAACCTGATTATGACCTTTTTGAACTTGACTACAGTCTTGGTTACACTTACAGACCCTGCTACAGAAGATGCGATTTCTGCTTGGTTAAGACACTCAAGTACCCCGACACCAGACACCACTCCATTCACGAGTTCCACGATAAGCGATTCAAAACCATCTGCATAATGAACAACAACTGGCTTCTTGATCCACAATGGAAACATACATTTGAGGAAATTTGGGCTGAGAAATTGACAGTTAAGGAACATGGACTTGATTTGCGATTAATGAGTGAGGAGAAAGCAGATGCAATCAAGAAAACAAAATGGGATGGTAGATTACACTTTGCATGGGACAGAATGCGAGATGAGAAACTTATTGTTAAAGGATTGGAATTTATCAAACCATATAAAATTGCATCAAGATGCTACGTTCTTGCAGGTTATGACACTACGTGGGAACAGGATTTGTACCGTTGCCAAATACTTATTAATTATGATCAAGTCCCTTACATTATGCCATACAAAGACTTGGGAATGGTATCGCAAGTCAAGAATTATATCAACTCGTTGGATTGGTGGCACTATCGTGATAATATCACAAGTGGATTTCAGAGCTATTTACAAGGAGTAGATCACGAGAAATCAAAAGCATCCAAGAAAGAACAAGAGAAGTATGAACAAAATTTACCGTTGTTCGAATAGGGGGTCAAAATGGCAAAGAGACCAGTAGTAAAAGTTATTGATATTGACTTACATCAGCACCACCTTGATAACTTTCTACGTTGTCCATTCAAGTATTACATGGCAAACGTGGCAAAGTATCGGGTGCGTGGAATCAAGAAGGCATTGAACATTGGTGACTTGTTTGCCCAATGTGTTTTTCATCTACATCAAGGCAAGACTATCGCTGAGTGTATGAATGAGGTCAGGAAACTACAACAGCCATTGCTTGATAAATCAATGTCTCAGGAACAATCAGATGAACTTGAAACATCGGTTGTTGTTGTACAATGCATGTTGTTTGGTTATGAGAAATATTTTCTTGACAAGAAAGAATTGAAAGTTACCCAATTCAATGACCATGGTGGTATTGAGGGATTCAATGAGATAAAAATTGAGCAAATCATTCCAGAATACCACATCAGCGTACCATACGAAATTGGAAATTATCATTATAATTACATCAACCGGCTGGATGGTAAGGTTATAACTGGTGGCAATCCTTGGATATTGGAATTGAAATCAACAAGTATGATAGACAGGGACTTGCTGATTAAACTCGCCACCAACTTCCAAATCAATTCATATTGGTTCGCAATGTTTATGAAAGAACATCAATCAATACAAGGTATTCTCTATCGTTATATACGCAAACCTTCAATTAAACAGACACAGAAAGAAAATGCTCAGCAGTATTGGATTCGTCTTGCCAAAGATTACAAGGACAGGCCAGACTTTTACTTCTTTGAAGAGTGTCTTTACTTTGACGAAAACAAACTTATGGAGTTTATGAGAGACTTCAAACATTATTTTGAAGAACTAACAAGATGTTACTGCATGAATACATGGGTTAGAAAAGGAACGGCTTGTGATAGTAACTTTGGTTTGTGTGATTATTTAAAGTATTGTTCAAATCCGACAGAAGAAACACTGGAGACCTACTATGAAGCCATTACCGCATGAGATTGAGTTGCACAAGGTGCTTGATGCTATTAGGGAAACAGCACCACATTTGAAAGTACCACCAATATACATGTTTGAATTTCTGGAAAGATATGAGCTTTATGGTAATTTTCATTGTGATAATCTTCTTTTTGTAGAGACAATAGTCCATGAAGTTATTCATGTTAATTATTGGGAGTTAGGTCATAGTGACGTGTTCTATGATATAAACAATAGATTATTTAAAAGGGTCTGGAACAGACTACAGAAAGGGGGTCTTAATGAAAGCAACACAAGCATCAAAGCGTAGTTTGGAAAGGGAGATTGTTATTCTTAAACAGATGTTGGGAGTTATGACCAACGTCCATCATGGGGGTAGGATCTTTATTCCCATGGAAACTGTTAAGAAAGTTTTTGAAAACGATCCAAGATTAGTTATCAACGCAGATCAACATGGTTTTACAATAGAATGTAAGAAAGGGGGTCAAAATGTCATTACCAATTGAAAAAAAGAAACCATCAGTAAATTTGTGGGATTACACCATATTTCTTTATGGTGAATCAAAGGTGGGAAAGAGTACGCTCATTTCCCAAATTCCAAACGTATTGTTCCTTAATACAGGTGGTGGGCTTGATGCTCTTGAATGTTTTGAACAACCCATTACTTCATGGGAACAATTTCTTGATGCAGGTAAAGAAATTGTTGGTAACGGTCATAAGTTTGATGTGATAGCTATTGATACGGTTGACAGATTGGCCAAATTGTGCATCAATCACATCATGACAAAGTTGGAGATAGTTCATCCTCAAGACCTTGGTTACGGGAAAGGGTACGACCTTGTCAAGGATGAACTTCTCCGACCTTTGATGAAATTGGCTTTAAGCAAATATGGATTGATTCTTGTTTCTCATGCAAAAGACGTTGAAATTACAACAAGAACCTCCAAGATTACAAAGTTCCTTCCATCTATTCAGGATTACATGTATAACATCATAGCACCCATTTGTGGTATTACATTGTTCTATGATACGGTGGAAACAGAAAATGGGGAGAGGCGTGTTCTCAGAACAAGACTTTCAGAGAAGTGGATTGCGGGCGACAGGACAGGTAAGTTGGAAGCATATGGTGACATTATCATGGCTCCACCTCCTGCTAACAATTGGGATAAAGTTCAGAAAATATTTGCAGGACAAATAAAGAAAGGGGAATAACATGAGTGCAGACGAGATTCAAGACAAGTTGAACGCATTAGATGGGGAACATAACCCCAGTAGTGTTCCAGATTCTGGTTTTGGTAGGTATCCAGATGGTACATACGTTGCAAGAATTGACAAACTGTATGTTGATAAATCCAAAGCAGGTAATCTACAATGTGTTTGGGATTTAGAGATTATTCAGGGTGATTATGCAGCCAGAAAGTTAATGAAATTTTCTGGAATGGACTCTGCACAAAAACTGGACTTCCTGACAAGAGATTTTAGAACAGTTGGTATTGACAATTTCAAATGGAGTGATGTACACAATCAGTTTGATAAAGTTCTTGACAAACTTGTTCAAATTGAATTGAAAAGTAAAGCAAAGGATGGCAATGTCTATCAGAGCATATATATCCAAAAGATTGTCAAACCAGACGATTTGATGGTTAGTTCGGCCTTGAAAGAAGATGTGCCGTTCTGATGCAATGGCTATCATTTTATCAAAAATACTATCCAAAACTTAATGACAGTCAAAGAAAACAAAATGTAACCTGTCTCTTTCATCAAGACACAGAACCATCCTGTAGTCTTGATTTAGAGACAGGTTTATATTTTTGTCACTCTTGTCAAGAGGGTGGCGATGTCTTTAAGTTTTACATGAAGTACCATAATTGCTCGTTCACTATGGCGAAGAAAGCAATTACTGGTAATGATAAGACACCTCTGCTCACCGAGACAGAAGTCAATGTAGCACATCATAATCTTCTAAACTCCAAAACCTTACAAGATATGTTGTTTGTCAAGCGTGTTTGGACTTTAGATACTATCAAGAAAAGAAAGTTGGGGTGGTATGATGAAAGGGTTTATATACCTATATACGATAACGACGATATTCTCGTTAACATTCGTAAATATGATGTGTTGCATAAATCTAAGGAGAAATTCAAAGGTGTACAAGGATACAATACTACAAGGCTTTATCCAGTTGATACTTTACAACACACTCGTATTATTGTATTTGCTGGCGAGCCTGATACTCTTTTGGCTGAACAGTTCGGTTTCCCTGCAATAACATTTACAAGTGGTGAAGGTGCTTTCCGTGAATCATTATTAACATTTTTCAAAGACAAGATAGTTTATATATGTTATGATGTAGATGACAAAGGCAAAATGGCAGCACGGTTGTTATCTGAAAAGATGATGAACTATGCTGCCGAAACATACGTCATAAACCTTCCCGCAGACAAACTCCCACCAAAGGGTGATTTTACTGACCTCTTTCACTATTGCAATGATAATAAATTAGATTTCCACGCGGTATGGAATCCTTTGGTGGAGAAAGCAATCCTTGTTACAAAGATTGTTGAACAAGATGAAGATTATGAAAAAGTGGACTTTTATGAAAGTGTTAAACAAGAACTATATAATAAGAATGTTACCTACCAAGCAATAGCTATCGGCAAAAACTTCTCTCCATATTTATCACCCAAAACTATCAGATTCAAATGCAATTTTACCAAAGGTGAGTCCTGTAAGAACTGTAAGATGTTCTTTACTGGTGGTAGTATGACGGTTGATGTTCCCGATAGGTTGGCACTTGATTTAATTAAGTGTTCAAATAGTGAACAAAGATTCAAGTTGAGAAATGCTGCAGGTATAGTGGGGTGTGACCAATTTGAAATTGATAGTGATATGCAAGCGATAGAAGAAATTTTCCTTTCGCCAATAATAGATTCAGAACGAATAAACAGACAATTCTTAATCCGCAAAGCATATACATTAAGCCATAATTTACAATTAAACAAAACCTATTCATTCTATGGTAAGACAATAGCTGATGCCAAGACTCAAGAAGCAACACATTTCTTTAAAAAGCAAGTGCCAGAACTTACAGACCTTGATAGGTTTGAACTTAACGAAGATGACAAGAAAAACTTAAAGATATTCCAACCTGAAACAGAAGATTTACGTGGCGTTATGGTCAAGGTGTATGAAATCGCCCGTGATTTACAATATAACTTACCAGAAATTATCATAGGTAGGGATAACCTCATTATAGCATACGACTTGGTATTTCACAGTGTATTGAAATTCAAGTTTTTGGACTCAACAGTTGAGAAGGGATGGACAGAGCTTCTTGTCTTAGGTGATACACGAACAGGCAAGACAAAAACGGTGGTGAAATTATGCAAACATTACAGGGTGGGCGAATACATAACGTTGGAAAGTGCAACTTTACCAGGTTTGGTGGGTGGATTGGCACAAGTAGGAAGGGATGTTACTTTTTCGTGGGGAATATTACCCATCAACGATGGCCGTATTGTTGTCCTCGACGAAGTGAATGGTCTGGAGACGAAGGAAATATCAAACTTGAGTTCTATACGAGATTCTGGTGTGGCGGAGAGGACGGTTGTAGGGAGTACAAGAAAGACATCTTCCAGAGTGAGATTAATCTGGATAAGCAACCCACGGTCATCCAACGTGAGAATGTCTTATTATTCGTCTGGTGTGGAAGCAATACGAGAATTGATGGGCAGAGCAGAAGATATATCGAGGTTGGACTTTGCAGTGATAGTTGCAAAGGAGGATGTAGATGTCCTACGAATGAACCAAGCTACGCACACGAAACCTTCCCATATATACACGTCAGAATTGTGCAACAAAGTGGTCATGTGGGCGTGGAGCAGAAAAGAAAATCAAGTTAAATTCACCAAAGAGGCAGAAAGGAGTATCTTGAAATATGCTATCGAAATGTCGGAGAAATACTCAGATGCGATACCATTGGTGCAAGGTTCTGTGCAGCGAATTAAGATTGCAAAGCTTTCTACTGCTCTGGCATGCAGGTTATTTTCTACTGAAGATGGCATCAACGTTATTGTCAAAGAGCAGCACGTGGAATTTGTCGTACAGTTCTTATATGAAATATACGACTCCACCTATTTTGGATATAAGGACTACAGCGTTAGCAGAAAAGAGGAGAGCCAGATTGTTGGGATTGATAAAGTCCGAAATGAAATCGAAGGATTAGTTGACCCAAGTAGATTTGTAACCAAGATGTTGAGCACCAATGCTATTATGTTTGATGACTTAGGAGATTTCAGTGGATTGACAGGTGATAAGAGCAAACAGTTTAAGACATTGCTCGTATCGAATAATTGTATAACAAGGAAAAAGACGTTCTTTGTTAAATCACCAGAATTTATTAAAATGCTCAAAGAAATGAGCAAAAAGGAGAGGAAAAAATGAAAGTAAATGTATTTGTGGCATTAGCAAAAAAGGATAAGGAAGAAGAAATTGTTACAGTAGGATATAATGGTAGATTGGTTGAAATTCAACGTGATGCATTTATGAATAGAGAATCACATATGGAATGGGAAACACAGATACAAACATATCTTTTTGATGTTCAGTTTGTTACTGACCCAACCATACCGATTAAATTGATAAAGGAGGTCAAAAAATAATGGCATACGAAAAGAAAAGACTTTTTCCAATAAAGGAAAAAGCATTTCTCCTGAAGTTTATGGAGAGATTAAAGGTCTGTGCGAGACATGATATGTGGTACTTTAAAACTCATGGTGAACCAATGCAGGTCAGGGGTGTACCTGATGTTCTCGGAGTATATTATGGTATATGGCTATCCATAGAGTTTAAGGTAATGAGAAAAGGTAAGTTATTGCTTACCCCATACCAAGAATATACTGGTGAGTTGCTCCAAAAGGCCAATGCACTCCACCTTGTTGTATGGTATGATGAGGATAATGGGGAATGTGGTATAGGTGTGATACGTTTTCCAACTATATCAGAAGCCGTGGATTGGCTTGTTGACGGTCTGGAAAGCGCGATTTGCGTATCGTGTGTTGACAGGGCGGGATTTAAAAAATGAAATATAATAAACCAAGAGCAAGGTCAATTAACAGTGAAAAGCCAAATCTTTACAAAGAATTTATAGGTATGAAATGTGCTAATCCAGATTGTATGTCTGGATTTGAAGCAGAGACACACCACATATTTCCTATTAAAATTGGTGGTAAAAATGACTATTGGAATTTCATATGCTTATGTAGTAAATGCCATAGGTCATTTAAACTTCACTCACAATGGGAAGAAAATTGTACCAAGTTATTTTTTTGGAAAAGTTATCAAGAATTAAATTTATGGGGATTTTATCTGGATGAACAAGATGAAAAGTATTATGAAAAATTAGCCCTATTGTTAAGGGTAAATCTTTTAAAAAATAAAAATATACTATGATACTTTTTAGGGTAAAAAGGGGTAGGATAGAGGCTAAAAAAGGAACGACTATCCGAGCGAATATCTCTTAAAGTATCGCTGGTGGCGATTGTAGAGAGTCGGTAATATATTATAAGGTTATTTCGAGCCGGCGTTTTCGGGACGTCTAAAAAGACGTAAGGTAAAAAAGTTACTTATAACAACCCAACACGCTGTAATGTCTTGTACTCTTTAATAACACGTTCACCGATGTCGGTTCTATACATAATGTCACGTGGAGATTCAATCGCTTCAATATTTTTATAACACTTTTCAATTGCACGTTCAATCGTATTGGCTTTACTGGAGACAACACACATGATTCCATCTACACCTATGACTTGTAGGTTTTTATCTTTCTTCTCACAATCAAAGAACCAATAATGACCAGAATTAAGCAAATCCATATCAAAACGTATCAAGTCACCTGCTCGCTTCTCAGCCTTGTCAAAAGGAAATGGTGGAATATTAACACGCACAGCACAAGCAAAGGAGTTGTCAGTATGAATCGGCTTTCCCTGTACAACGTTATAAAGCATTTCTCCGATGTCACCTTTTATAGTTTCAACCCATGCTTGCAAGGCATCGTAACCAAACCGAGAGGTAAATTCTATGCCATATGGCTCATCATCTTCCTCAGACACTATTGTGTTTATGTCGAGAACACCGCAGTAGTTTTCCTTGGTGAGGGCGTCTTTAAGTTTAATCAATGTTTTTTCTATCAAGGGCGGTGCTTGTTGGTAATTCCACACTATATTTCCAGCACACCCTATACTTGGGCCGAGATTTCCAGTAAGAAGTTTCTTCTCCTCCATTGTGGAGTTCATGTTAAGAATGTTGCCCCTGCTTATCCAGATTTCGGAACTCACCTCAATGCCTTTAATAAATTCCTCAAAAATGAATTTGATGGGCTTGCCTGATGGCCACTCAGGTTTAAATTTATGTTCGATACGTTCAATTAAATCCTCTGTATCCTTCCCAATATAACTCCAATCAAGTTCCATATTACCAGAAGGTTTGAAAACATATCGCTTCTTTTTATTCTTGATAAGGAAAGATATTGCTGTTGGCCAATTGTTAAACTCTTGGAATTCAGGTGTCTTGACTCCATTTTCTTGCATTAATGTGTGACCAAGTTCTCTATCAAGTTCAATTTTGTCTTGATATTTAGAACCATTGATTACTTGATAACCACCATCAATAAGTTCCTGACCAATATTACTCATCTTAACATGGTCAATTATAATAACAGTATCTTTATCAGCATACTTTTCCCAATTCTCTACCTTGTTGACCATACCATCAAGAGTCTTTTTGCAACCTTCCACCTTGATCCAAACCTTAACATCGTTGCCTTCTAAAGCAACTCGTCTTGCCATTTCACAGGTGTTACCTTCGCATGATAGAAATAGAAATTTCATATGAATTTAATCTCCCCCAACCAACAATCTAAACAAACATCTTCTGGATCATCATCCCCACCAGGAATGAATGTTAATCCTCAGACTTGACAAATTCTTGGTTCTTTTTCCATTATTCCTCCGCAGGTCTGAAACCCATTGCAACTTTAACCTTATCTTCATCACGTGATTCATCCATACTATTGATTATATCCTTTGCTGCAATATAACCTGGCATATGGATACCGACAGAGTTCTTTAATTGTTCTTCTGCCTTTTGTTTCTCATAGTCAGATTTACTACCTACAATTGCTTGCATTGCATGACCAGTTGCTGCAGGTAATGGGAACCACATAAGGGGGTGTGTTAGCATCCAACTGGAAATATCCACTCCGAACACTTCCTTTCCCAATTCGTAGAAACCCGCATTAACTGCAGCAAGTCCTGCAATACGCTTAGTTCTTGTCATTGCACTTCCTCTGGAAGCTAAGTTTCTGGCATACTGCAAGTACCAACTTGGCCAGACACCAAACTGTCCAAACACTCTACCAACTGAACTTCTTGCCCAATACGGAGCGTTTGCTTTACGATATAGCCATTGGGTTTCTCTGGTCATTTGAACACCCATTCGTTCCGCCAAAGATGTCATGTCTCCTGCTTCAAGTAGTGGCAATATTTCTTGTTTTATTAGCTCAGGGTGGAAGAAATCAGCACCAGTTTCTTTTACAAATTTTTGGGCAGCCTCTGTTATGTCATCACCATGCATAACTCTGTTAATATATCTGTCTCCAAAGAATGTAGCTTTTTCTTTCATAGCATGGTAGGCAATACCTCTACCCAAGTTATGTCCTACTGTTAGATTTAATGTTGACTTTTGAGTAACATCATCAAGTATTGACCAACCTTTACTCAATTCACCCGATGCAACAGGAGCTTCATCTAACAATGCACCAACTCCCCTTGCTTCATTCCATCCTTCTCTTGTCATGGCTTTTTGAGCACCCTTCATAAACCATGTTGGGCCAGTTATGGGTGCTGCAAGAAGTGATTGATATGCCGACCTTACAAAGACTAATGGCCTTATAGCAAGTCCACCTGCATATGACAATTTAAGGTGCATATTTATAAAGTCATGTGCAAAATTATGAACATCAAACACCCCTGGTGCAGAACCAGTCTCTACAAAGAAAGTATGCCCATTTTCACTTACACGCTTTTCATATGTAGTATTTGGATGTCTCTCGGAAGCGTCAAGCCCCATAGTTTCAAGTGATTTATTAATCCAATCATTCATAAATGTTGCTACACGTTGACCAGACTTTCTAACAGTTTCTTCTATTGCTGTGGGAGTTCCACGTAAATCATTTAAATACCGTGTAACCTGGTCTTTGTCAGCACTTGATTGAAGTTTGCCTTCATTAATCAATTTACCAAGTTCTTCAATATGATCTCCAACATATCTCTTTCTTGCACCACGTTGAATATAAGATTGAGCAACCTTAAATATGTTGCGTTCATGTGGTCTTAGATAACCACTACGTTCTTGTTCAGCAGCCCATTTATATTCTTCTGGAAGTTTCCACTTTTTGATAGCATCCTCCCAACCACTTACACCTTCTGGAAGCATACGTGGGGCATAATCAAGAATCATCTTGTCAAGTGGGATATTAAACTCAGTACCTGCATCATTGAATATACTTCTTAATTGCTTGGCAGCGTCAAATTCTTTTCTGGTAGTATCACCAAGTAATGCTTTTAAATCTGCATCTGAATTAACTGACTTCATTAACTTACCAAAATCACCACCTGCCTCTCTGAATGCTTTTCTTTCAAGCAATCCATAAATACGCATAGCACTCTCGTTGTTCATTCCCTTTGCTGATGCACGGATTCTCTTTTCATAAGACCTTAATGACAATCCTTCTTGTTCAAGTCCTGCTTGTGTAAGTTCATAATACTTATACATGGGAAAGCCAGTACGTTCCTGGATTGACTGGGCTATTGGTTTAAATGGAGCAATCCAAGATGATAGACCAAGTCCAGTATCACCAGTCTTTGGAGCAACAATTTCACCTTTAATTGTTCCAAGTTTCTTAGATTCCGTTGCTGCTTTAGGTTTAAAATCCTTACCACTTAACATCATACTTGCCAGAGCATCTTCTTCACCCATTATAGGCTGTGGTATGGACTTCTCTGATACAGGTGTCAGTTTTTCAGTTTCTTCCTCAGTGATTGGTTTCTTTCTTCTGGTACGTTTGACAGGCTCTTTAGCAGACGCAGTAACTGTCTTTTCTACACCAGTTTCATCAACAACCTTTTCTTTGATAATGGTTTTAACTGGTTCTGTTGCTGTTTTTGTTTGAACTGCTTTCTCAGCAACTTGTGCTTTGGTATCAACAAGTTCCTTAGAATTATCAACAATATCTGTTTTAATTTCCCTACTTTTGGCCATAGTTTGACCAAATGATTTTGTATAGTTTTTAACAAAATTATGTACTTCTTCAAGAGTAGCACCACCCTTCGCCAAAGAAAACTCATATGGTGTGCCAAACTTATCTGTTATTTTGGCTATCATTGTGCCATCTGCACGTTGAGTAGCTTCAACTTTAAGTTCTTTTGCTTTACCTACCTTGTTAATGTCACCAAGAGATATTGGTTTACCCGATTTTGTTTTGACCTCATTTAATGCTTCTGCAGCTTGCTCTTTTTCCTTAACATCAAGTATATCTTCAGTATCTTCGTAAAATTGTTTATCTTGTATTGCTTCATCTCTTTTTGCTGCTATTGCTTTCCTATCAACTTTCTCACCTTTCTTTAAGTTCTTTTCATCTGCAATTGCTTCTGCTTTAATTGTATCCTTGGTAGCAGCGATATCCTTTTGATGTTCTTTGATATTGTTGGTAGCTGTAAAAACAGGTTTCCCAGCAGATGCAGTTTGAATCTCTATACGTTGCCCTGCTTCATAATTTGCTTTGAAAGTGTTTATTTGTTCTACTGAAGTTTGTAATGGTGCACCTGCCTTTTCACGATAATCACCAAATTGTTCCAATAGTTTAATATGTTCTGGGCTACCAATAGTGACAGTGCCGATACCTTTACTGAATGCCCAGTCTTTAAATGTATCAGGTTTTCCACCTTTCTTTTTACCACCCACAGGTATTGACCCACGTTCACTTCCAAGTATTCCTTTGGCAAGTTCAAGAACAGAACCATCTGGTATTTCTGCTGCACTTACTTTGCCAATAGTTTTGTTTGCCTCTACAAGAGTTTGCAGGTTCTTTTTACCTTGTGGTGATGGGTCTTTTATACCATCTTTAACAAGTCCAACTATATCAGATTTAAGTGCAAATGCATCTGCTTTTGGATCTTCTTGTGGGCCGAATACATCTACAACCCTATCAATTTCTTCAGCATCAATTCTTCTTGCTTCTGCATTTTTGACTAATTCTTGTGTGTGTTCTTTATTTGTTATTTTTTCAGATAGAACCTTAACATCATTGATGGCTTTCTGACGTTTTAACACACGACCACGAACTGCACCACCTGCAAGTAAGAATGGTAACACTTGTGTGGCTGCATATGCAGTAGCACCTGCTGTCGGTGAACCAGTTAAATCTGTAACACCTTCGCCAACCCATGTGGCTGCACTCTCCAAAGGTTGGAAAACGTCCGACAACATCTGTTCCCCACCCTCCATCCAATCACCACCAACATGGAGCATTTCACCTGCTTTTTGGTATGAGTTTCTGGCTTGGTTTAATGACCAATTCCCCTTAGAAAAACCTTCACTTGCATCTAATGAAGCACCACCTACAAATGCCCCCACTTGGGCAGGGAAATCAACAACCATATTCTTAACCAAAGATAATGCTGCAGCAGGTGTATTGGCAACACCATACTCATGAGAAGCTTTGAGTAGTGGTTGTGCAAGATTGGGTTTGGGCTTTGGTCTTGTTGGTATCAATCCAAGGGATTTAGCCTCAGAATCATCCAATTTCCTTGGAGAGCTTTCCTCAAGACCCAAACCAGAAACTTCATCGTCTGTTAATTTTCTCATTCTTCATACCATCCGTCAGCTTTTCTGACTAATTTTTTACCATTCACTACCTTTCTTTCAAGAATTGCTCCTGATGTTCCACCGCTTGAACTTGATGTTGAACTGGAACTGGATTTACCTGCTTTAACAATTGGAACTATACGGACACCAGCTTTACCAAGTCCATACCAATGAGGAACTGTTATTTCCTCATATTCCAATCCTGCATCATCAAACATATTCTTCAATGCTTCTTCTTCTTTACTGCCAGGTTTAACATCTTTAATAACCTGCATTTTTGTCTTTTTATCGGTATCTACAAGACCTGCTGCTGCAGCCATTTTAATAACATCGTTGTATTTTTGAGAAGAGTTTGTCTTGTCTTTACCACCATTAGCAATAAATTCAGAATTTTTACGGAAGTATTCTGCATGTGCTCTTGTTAATTCCTCATGTGCCGCTGTTTCACCTGCAGGAATACGTTTGAGTGCTGATTCAAATTGAAAATCTATTCCTTTAGTTGCTCTATGTTCCTCAAGTTTTCTTGCAAGTTGAGGTTTAAAATACATAGCACCAATTTCTTCAGTTGTTTTAGCTTCGTCTAACATATCCGCAGCTTTCTTCTTTCTTACTTCTGGTGCCATTTCAATGTCAGCTTCAACACCTGCCTTCTTAACAGCTTTGACTCTGGCTGCTTCTGCTTTGGTTGTTTGTGGTGCGGTTTCAATATCAGCTTCTGTTTTGGCTTTCTCCATTAATTTAGCTCTTTTAGCCATACCAGGTGTCATAGCTGCTTCATCTTCCACCTTAATATCTCTGTAAACTGGTGCAGTTGCAGAAGATGCCTCTGCCTCTGCCATCATTTTTGGTTTAATAGCACCTATTGCTTTTTCAGAAGCACTTTGAAATGTTCCAGTGCTTTTCATGTTTGTACCACCTTCATTGAACATTTTATCAAATTCACCTGCATCTACCTTGGTAGGTTGTCCTTGTTCATCAAGTTTTGGTGTAAGTTCTTTTGAGGATAACGACTTTAACCATCCTTCTGACATTCCTGCAGCTTTGGAAAGTTTTGTCATAGTAGCATCATCAAGAGTACCACCAGTTTCCATTAAGGTTTGTATTTGAAATTGAGCTTCTTTTCTTTCTTGTTCTTTCTTCTTCATTCCCAATTGGATACCCTGTAAAATACCTTGTTGAATACCTTGACCCATATCTTTAAATCTGGTATCTTCAGGTACATATATTACTTGATTTGACATACTATTTGTCCTCCTGTAAACAAGGCAATACTTGATAGTTTTTATAATCTGTAGGCATAATTGTTTTTTCCAAATATTCACTTACATTGTTAGTTAATGATTGAAGTTTTGGACAAAATACAGACATATCATTACTTGGAAGCATACATTCCCAACAAGCAGGTCGTCTATCTGGATTGTATGTGGGATTTGGTAATGGTAAGAATTCTCCATTTTCCCTATAATAAACCTTATCATTAAATGGAAGATCATTAACGTTGCTATATTCAAAAACATCTTGATTAGTCCATTCTCTCAAAGGTTGGACAAAGTCTGGTGAACCTGGAAGTTTTTTAAATACCCATCTTAAACCATTTGGTTTATGACCACTATGGGGTTTTGATTCATGCATCCTATGTGCTTGTATGCCAATATCCCAACAATAATTATAGCTACCTTTTGGTTGTAAATAAATATCTTTATAAGCACAGAGATATTCTCCATCTATAAATTCATCTGGTTTATATAACATAGCACAAAGAATCATATATGATGAACCACATGCAAAATGCCTAACAACCTCAAAAGTATCATTTTGATGAAAAATACTACATTTACTTGCAGGATAATCATAACAAATCAAATCCCATTCTGTTATAAGCCAATTTGCGTATATATATTTTTTAGGAAAGTATGGATCTCTATGAAACATAATAGGCCACTTGAAACCCATTTCTCTTGTTATATGTAATAGTGTATTTGAATCTTTACCACCACCCCAATATATAATTGGTTTCAAATAATTCTTATCAATACTTTCAATTATTTTTTTAGTTTCATTTAATTTATTTTGTAACATATTTTCCTTTCAGGCTGCCGCAGCTGCTGCTCCTGCTGCTGTAGCAACACTACTTACTATTGTTGTTCCAGCACCAGTTGATGCAGGAGTTACAGCCGTTTGATTGTCAGTTGGTTTTAATCCAAGCAAAGACGTTAATAGTTGATCCATAGGTTGATCACCTGGAATATTCTGTTGTTGCCATTGTTGCAGTAAAGCATTTAAATCATTTTGATTTGTAGTTTGTTCTTGCGTACCCATATTAAATAAAGATGAACTCAAATTATTTTGATTAGTCAAAAAATTGCTAAAATCAGTAATACCAGATTGCTGAGTTGCCAATTTTTCACTATCTTCTTTAGCTTGTAAATTTGACCTTCCCATTGTAATAGCATCCATTAATGTTTCAGATTGCACTTGTGTTGCATCTCCCCTACTACCACTTCCAGCACCACCACCACTATAAAATAAACCTGCTTTTGAATATGAAGAATCAAGTTTGGGCATTATATCTCTGTTGAAATTCTCTATCATAGGCTTTTCAACACCTTCCGTATATGCCTTTGTCTCAGAAGTAGGGTCGAATGCTTTACCACTAATCATATTCATAATCTGAGATAGTGTATCACCAGATGCAGGAAGATTTGATAATCCCGAAACATTACTCATTGCACCAGTTTGAGCATCTGTCAACGGAGCAGTAAATTGTCCTGTATATGAAGGTATGGCAGATGGGTTTGCAGTATATGGCTGCATATACTGCATCAAACTTTGAAGCATTGACGACATTTCTGGTGTAAGATTAGATAATGAAGTTGTATTTACACTCGATGGACTTCCACTAAACCAGTCTGCCATTTTAAATCTCCTTTGTTAAAAGGTGTTCCACGACTTGGAATCCCCTATCTTTCCATTTTTTAGGATGAAAAGTAGAAGTTTGGCATATTTTAATGCCATTACTTTTTGCCCAAACCTCAGCACCTTCTAACAGTTTTGCTTCGATTTCGGGCGTATCACCAAAGAGTGATATTATGTTTAGTTTCTCGTATGTAAATGTAGGGTTCACCTGTACAATGAGATAGCCCAAACATTTATCTTCTTCCAATGCGACCCATACAGCAATGTTAAATGCTGTTAAGGATGGCCTTAGCCATTTAATAAATAATTGCGAATCGTACTCTTTAATTTCCTCACGTTCAATGTACTGTTTGATCTTTTCATTGATGTAAATGATAACTGATTGATCTTTGGTCTTAATGATTTTCATGGCTTCCCTTTCCTCCGTTACTTCAGTATTTTAACCCTCTCCGTTGCCGCTTCAGCTTCAAGGTCAATCACAAATTTCGATGCCGTTGGTTGAACTGCAATCCATTCTCTGATTCCTCGGATAGACTGTTTGTCTATCAGTTCAAGTTTGGCAATGGTTTCGGCGTTGGTCTTTGCTTTGAGTTCTTCTGCTAGATACGCAGTCTCAAGAGTGTCATAGTTACTGATTACATCCTCAACGATTGCCCTGTTTTCGGGGGTGTCATAGGGTGAGGTGTGAGGTGCATCTACGGGCTTGTTGTTTGCATCAGAGTCGATGAAATAGACTTCCTCGCCCCTTATTTGGAACTGTTCCGGTGGAATCCTCTGTGCTAAAAGTGTGCATAAAGTGTAGGCATCCATATGTTTGTCTCCTTAATCTGTTCTCGTGAAACTTATATTTGTTGCTTTAAGATATTGGTTATCTCCTAATATTTGTCGTAGCCCCGAAGCGGCTGCCACGGCACAACCAAAATGTATAGTATCTCCTGCGTTTAGATATAGCCCTACTATGGATACACACCCCCCAAAGTAATAACCCGTAGCTATTTGGAATGTGCTCGCTGCCTGCGTTACTGCTGACCCAAAGGTCGCTGACCCTGTTTTGATTAACGGATATAAGAAACAAAACCCAGCCCCGTCAGACCCGCCAGAAACATAGAATCCTATATTATAGGCCCCGCTTTGCTTTATCACAGCAGAAATAATGGACGACGCGGTGATATCTGCACCAGATGTTATCGAGGTTGCGAGAGAAACCGTTTTACCATAGGTGGACTTTGGATTCCACATCACCTGCGGGGCATCCAACACGGTTGCCTGAATGGTGTGATCCGGCGTGTCGGCGGTGTCATACTGATAGCGGATTTTACCTACACAGACACAGTAATCGGTGATAACTTTCGTGTAGGTTGAACTGGCTTCGAGTAGGAAAAAATCATCGTCTGTTGCCGTAGTGGATGCAGGACATCTTGTGAACCCTGAATAGCCGCCCAATGCCCATACAATTCCCCCTGCTGCATCCCAAATAGCATAGACGTATGCGGTTTTAATCTCCGCATCCAGTGAACCTTTCGACCAGTAATTTGCTGCATCTGCCATAATGAATTGAGAAGTGCCGGAAAGGTAGGTTGCCTTGCGGGTTCTCTGAACAAGACCTGTCCCATCAGGAATGGAAATCGTGGGAAAATTTGTGCCGTCGGGAACCGCACCGCCAGACTTTGTAAAGATGTCCAACTTATTAACAGAACCATTGACAACGAGCTTAAGATTGATAATCAGTTCGCTTGATACAGACGGAGAGGCAGGATTCAGAAGCTCCCATCTTGTGTTTGCAAGATTATATTGTAAGTCACAAACAGCACCTGCTCTTGGAATGTCGGCAGGAGAAAGAGCTTGTCCACCTTGTTTAGTAATAACTTCTGCACCAAGACCATTAGGGTTTATGGTTGGTGTTGTCGTAGCATTTGCATAAGCAGCAACAAATCTTATGTTTTGTTGGTCTGCAAGTGTAATAGGTGGATTGTAAGTTACTGTGATTGCATCAGCACTACCACCTGCTGCTGCTGTTGGGATACTACCGCTTGCACCTTGTATTCCTTGTGGGCCAGTTGCACCTATTGTATTTGCTATGATTGACCACGTTCCAGATGACTTGTTGTAAATATCACAAGTGACTGTTCTGAAATAGAAGTCTCCATTAACTCCAAGTCCAGACGAAGGTATTGTCGCTCCTTGATACCAAGTCGCACCTGCTGCACCTGCAGGCCCAGTTGGCCCAGCAACTCCTTGCGTGAAATAAGAAAGGGAAGTCCACGTAGTAGTGCCATCACCAATCTTAAACTTCAAGGTGTCAATCTCCATAGCGAGTTCACCTTGGCCAAGAATTGGATTAGCGGCTGTCCACTGAGCAGCAGTACCCCTTCTTAATTGAATCTTTTGTGCCATTACACTCCACCACCATCAACCGTGTCAGTTCCACCATACACAGAACTTGGAAATCCACCATCAAGATAATTACTTGGGTCATACAAATTAACTGAATTTCCAATATCGCTAAGATGTTGTTGAAATTGGGTCAAAACTTTCTGAACATCTGATAAATTTTCAAATTTAGTAGGCACAACTGGAATCATAAATGTACCTTTGTTTAATATATAATTCATTACACTTCCTCATCTTTATCAATTGAATAATATCTGAATCCATCCAAATTAAAAAATCCTTCCATCTCAGCGTTTCTTAATCTGAATATTGCTTTCTCATTTGTTACATCAAATGGGTCTGTCAATATTGGTTCTGTTTCATCTGTACCAAGTAGAGTTGATGTAAGCAGGGAAAAAACTTTGCCATTATCATTGCTAACATATGTTTCTAACAAATCACCAACTGCATAAAATTCATTCCTTACAAATCTACTGTATTTTCCAAGATTTGGCATAAAACTTTTAGTATCCATATAGGATTCTATTGGAACACCATCATCATTTTTAATCATTTCTGTATTTCTATAAATATACCCATCATAATCGCCCAACATATCGTATGGTGCAACACTTTGAAATACTCTTGAACCAATTTTAAAGTCCATATCACCAATAATCATTGTTAAAGCACCAATAGTTGTTGCACTCTCTGATCTGTAATATCCATCAGCTGTCATATCAGAAGCAAATTTCCAAATTCCAATAAAAGCATTTTTAGAATAATCATAAACTATAACTTGGTCTGGTGCATCCGATTGCGGTGATGGGAAAAACAACAAATACAAATTATAATCTTCCAACATATGAGAAAACATCTGGTCAATTCCATTTGGATTTAAGTTATCAAGAAAATAATTAATAACTTTGTCTCCAATAGGATTGCAAGAGAATCCATCAAAAGTGTAGAAATTATCCCATCCCAAGAACATCAATGTTTCACCAAGAGATTGAATACTTCCTGCTGACATACATCCTACATCAAGGATTTTGTTTTCATCAAAGGTAAAGGGTGGTGAACTTCCTGTTGCGTACATCATAGTTATTGAACGTTCCAATAATATGGCAAGTTGTCCTCTTAATATTTCACAACCAACAATTGGCCCAGTTGTTGCCGCCAACGTGTTAGTTCCAGATTCAACACCTGACCAATCTTTTGGATTACCTGGAACACACCAATCAACACGTTGAGGAGTATCATTACCAAGAACATTACAATTTAACAATAAAGTCCAAGTATAAAACTGCTTAACAAACTTAGCTTTATGTGGATTGCCAGGCAGGTCTATAAGATGCAATGTTCCATTCCAACACTTTGGAACATCAAATCCATTTGTTATTATAAATTTTACCTCATTTGAATCATTGTCATATACTGTTTCACAACTGAATCTGTTATTAATATCTCCAGTAAAGCATTTAATAGTGCGAATATCATCCAACCAAACATCGAATATACCTTTGTTTGTTGCAACTTTAAGACTTATTGATGAAATATTTGTATCAAGAGAAGCATTTGATAAAATAATTTCAATTTCAGTTGGAACATTTGCATCTAATGCAGGAACATTAAGGGTTTCTGAAG